CTTATGAATCCGTCGGTGGACTTTTTTGGAATGTTAATCACACTCCTTGGTGGGGAAGTGTCTGGACACCAGCTTACTACGATTTTTAATTGCATTTTGAATATTTTTTATTTGATGTATGCTTACAAAAAAGCTGGTTATGATCTCAATGACTTTTTTGAAAATGTCGTTGGTGTGATCTTAGGAGACGATCATGTGTTATGTGTCAATCCTGAGCGACCTTTGTACCACCATACACATATCAAGGATGTGTTAGAGGGCCTTGGATTGGGTTACACTATGGCAGATAAGGACTCTGAGTCACGTCCATATATCTCATTGTATGAAGCACCGTTTCTCAAACGAACGTTTCATTATGATGTAAAATTGGGAGTCCATGTTGGTCGCCTAGAGTTTAACTCAATCGTTAAGATGATTACTGTACAAGTTAGATCAAAAACCGTAATGTTGTCAACACAGTTGGCACAGGCAATTTGCTCTGCTACCAGTGAGATGTTCTTTTATGGTGAGGAAGCTTTTGATGAGTTCAATAACTTTATTAGTAAATTGGACAAGAGCCCTTCACTAAAACAACAAATGTTGGAATATCCTACTTTGAGTTTTGACGCTTATAAACGTCGATTCTGGGGTTCCACTAAAAACCAGGCCTATGACACAGGTCTTCAAAGCCAAAAGAGTTACCTTCCTACCAGTTACTGCTCAAAACAAAAGTCAGTTCTTAACAGTTGCGAGAGAGTGGGGTTTGAAGGACATCATGCTAGGGCGTTCCCCGAAATTTGTTTTTACAAAAGTATGGAGCTTGATACAAGAAAGAACTGTAAGGCAGAGGAGATTAAGTTACCTTCTCAGCACGAAAATAAAAGACTTAGCAAAACAAATGAACAAATGAATGCGATACAATCTGAACATCCTATGACTGAGGGTTCAGAAAGCAGCACCAGTCAACAAACACAATTCATTAACGAAACAAAACCTGAAGTCCTGGAGATGGGTTTACCACACGATAAAGTAGCGAATAGTTTAATTACGGACGCTCATCTCTCAGAGTTTTTGTCACGCCCCACTAAGATAGCAACGGTCACGTGGACCGAGAATCTAGGCGCTGGCAATATAGCTACAATTTCACCTTGGCAGTTGTTCTTTCAGACAACATCCATAAAAAATAAGCTTGAAGGTTTTGGTTACATTCGTTGCAAATTGCACCTGAAATTCACCATCAATGCGAGCCAGTTTTATTATGGTAGCATTGGTGCGTTTTATACTCCGATGCGCGACGTTGTGCAGGATACAACAGGAGCAACTTATGGCTATGCTCCTGGTTTCCAGGTGCTCCAGTCACAAAAACCACATGTGTGGCTTGATCCCCAAACCACATCGACAGCTTTGATGGAGCTCCCTTTTCTGTATAACAGGAATTTTTTGAATGCTTGCAGTCTCGCTGAAATGACGGGCATGGGAAAAATTGACCTAACCCAATATGCAGCACTGCGATTAGCAAATGGTGTTACCACCACTGGAGTAAACATTGTCATCTACGCTTGGGCCACTGACGTTGAACTCACAGGTTTAACGGCTAATGGCGTTTTGCAGTCCAAACGTGAATATGTGGGTAATGGCCAAATTTCAGGACCAGCATCAACGATTGCAAATGTAGCAAGTCGTATGACGGATATTCCTGTGATAGGACCATTCGCCAAGGCCACTGAAATGGCTGCAGGAGCTTTAGGTGGAATTGCATCTATGTTTGGTTTCACC